ATTATTTGAAGAATATAAAGAAAATTCTAAAATTCATATAATACAAAGTATTGTTACAAAAACAAAAGAATCTGGATTAATATCGTTTTGGGATTCTCCGTTTTCAGCATTTAGTTCTACTAATAAAGACAATCTTAAAAGATGTCACAAATCACCAGAAGAATTTGATAAAAAAACCAGAGAAATATTCCTTAGTAGCATATCTATAAATGAAATATTAGAATTTGTAAAAAAACGCGAAGGTACTGTAGATTTTTTATCTATTGATGTAGAAGGATTTTCTGCTGAATTAGCACTTGAAGTTGATTTGAATGTAGTAAAACCTAGTTGTATGTGCATCGAACATGACAAAAGTTATGAAAAAATCATAAGAAAATTTTGGAATGATTACGAAAAGAAGCTTATAAACCTAGAAAATCTCATAATAGTAAAAAAATAACACTTTTTTAAATATATTGAGTTGAAATATATTTAAAATAATATACTCTTAAAGAGTGAAAAAAATTGTATTTGAGAAAATTTTTATAAAAAATTTTTTATCTATAGGAGAGCAAGAAGTTTGTTTAGAGTTTAAAAATGGAACAAATCTTATAACAGGAACAAATTGCGACAATTCTGGTAGGAATGGTGTCGGAAAAAGTTCTATTATAGAATCTATATACTGGGTGTTATTTGGTTCCACGACCAGAGAAATCAAAAAAGACAAAATAATTCACAATCAATCAAAAAAAGATTGTGAAGTTACGTTGACATTCTCCTTAAAAGAGGGGGAGACTACAAATAATTGTAAAATTATTCGTTCACTAGAACCTAATAAAGTCTCTCTGTTTAGAGATGATGAAGATGTAACGTTATCTACAATGCCCAAGACCGACGAACGCATTAAAGAGCTTATAGGAGCAAATGAAGAGGTATTCCAGAATGCAGTGATAATGACTGCAAACAATACGATGCCATTTATGGCTCAGAAAAAAATAGACAAACGAAAATTTGTAGAAGGTATTTTAAATTTGGGAATTTTCAGTGAAATGTTGTTAAAGGTCAGATCACATTACAATGAATACAAAAAAGAAAATGATATATTAGCATCTTCATTCAATACACAGAATAGAAATTTAAATCTATATCAAGATCAAATAGAAAAAAATAAAAAAATAAAAGAAGATAAGATAACAAATTTATTGGAAAAAATTCAATCCAATACTGAAAAAATTAATATATTTTCAAACAATTCCTCAATAGAAGAGGAAATTAAAGCAAAAAGAGAAGAAATTGAAAATAAAAAGAATTTTTTTATAAAATTAGAAGATGGTTTGGAAAAAACCGAAACAAAACTACAAGAAAAATTAAAAAAACAGTTAACGAATGATTTTAAGGTTAAAAATTCAAAGGATGAAATAAAATCTATAGAAGAAAAAACTGGAATATGCCCAACATGTAAAAGAAAATATGATTTTGATGATTCTTGCGTTGATTTAGACCAATTAAAACAAAATTTAAAAACTAATTTAACTCTGCAATCAGATACAAATGGAGAAATTTCTACAATAGCAGAAAAAAAAGTCAAAATAAAAACGGCAATTCGAGAAACTAAAAATTTTATCGACTTAACAGATAAAGATATACAAAAATTGCTGTTGACTTCACAAGAAATAGGCCATTTGCAGACTAGAAATGATGAAATCTTGAGCGAAATAGAACAAATTAAGAATACAAAGGATAGCGTATTTGATTTTATAGAAAAAATTGAAAAAGAGATAGTAGAAACTGAAGAAAAATTGCAAAAACTTCAAAAACAACTTTTAATTTTAGAAAATGCAAAATTTGTTGTTTCAGAAGAAGGTGTTAAAACCTTTATTGTTAAAAAAATGCTTTCTGTCTTAAATGCACAGTTAAATTATTATTTAAAAACATTAGGTGCTCCCTGTACTTGTTATTTTAATGAAATGTTTGAAGAAACAATCTATAATTCAAATTCAAAGGAGTGTTCTTATTTTAATTTTAGTGGAGGAGAGCGAAAAAGAATAGATATTGCAATATTATTCATGTTTCAAGATATTTTAAGAATGCAGACTGGTATTTCATTTAATATTAGCATGTATGACGAATTATTTGACTCTGCGTTAGATGAAAATGGAGTATTAAAAGTTTTTGATGTTTTAAAGGAAAGATCGGAAAAATTTGAAGAAGCTATCTATGTAATTTCACATAATAAAGCTGCAATAAACACAAATTTTAGTAATATTATTGAATTACAGAAGAAAAATGGAAAAACAACTATAGTTTCTTGATTTATATGTAAATTAATGTTAGTATAGAGTATATTATGATAAAAATAAAAGAATCTGAAACCTTGGATAAGAAAGCAGTAGATAATTCAAACAGTATTGTGTATGAATATTCGTTTGTAAATGGTGGTATACCAAATTTGCCTAATGCTTCTCCGATTGGAATGCCGAAGTATAGCTATGTTGAGTTAAAACCAGTAAAAATACCTGCTCCTGCTCCCGTTGAAATGCCTGAAGCTGGATTGCCAAGGAGCATAAACTATTATGCAGACTACGGTGGGTGCGGTAATTGGAGAATGATTTGGCCGGAATTTTGTTTGAATAGTTACAACAAGGCAATTGTTACTGGATTGACTAGTATGGTGCTAGATCTTAGATTTTATCAAAATGTAAAGTCCATTAGAATGCAAAGACAGGCTACCCCCGCACAAGCAGCATTTATTGGTGAGTTGAAGAAGGCTCAATCGAATTTTGGTTATAGATTGCTTTATGAAGTCGATGATATCGTCTTCAGAGATGACATTCCAGACTATAATAGATGTAAAGATGCATTTACCGATCAAACTATTGTAGATAATATTCTTAAAATAATGGGAATGATGGATGAAATTACCGTAACATGTCAATACATGAAAGAGTATTATATTAATAAGACTGGTAATAAAAATATTACGGTTATTCCAAACTATGCTCCTAAATTTTGGTTAGATAGATTTTATCATAAGGAACGTATAGAAAAACTATACGATAAAAACAAAAAGCGTCCTAGAATTTTATATGCAGGTTCTGGAACACACATCGACACTACAAATAGGACTGGAATGAAAGATGACTTCCATCATGTTGTTGATGAAATTATCAAAGCTAGAAAGAAATTTAAGTTTGTTTGGAAGGGTTGTTACCCACTTGCGGTAAAACCATTCATTGATAATGGTGAGATGGAGTTTATTAACTGGTCTGCACTATTGGATCTTCCAAAAGCCTTGTATGATGCGGGATGCAATGCAACTTTTGCTCCTTTGGTTAATAATGTTTTTAATAAATCAAAAAGCAATATCAAAATGGTGGAATCTGGTGCTTTAGGGCTTCCGGGTACGTATCAAAACCTCTGTACCTATGAAGAAGCAGAGTTTAAGTTTGATGATGGTAGGGATCTTATCTCTCAACTGGAACATATTACCTCTGATGTTGGTAGATATATGAAATATTCCGAAAGGGCTAGAGAATTTACCGATAAATTATGGCTGGAAGACCATTTAGACGAGTATCAAGCCTTGTATACAACTCCGTGGGGGTCAAAGGAGCGAAATGAAATGTCTTCAACTCTTATAAAACTAAATCCTGATCAAAAGGTATAAAATACTTGCCATGTTTCTAGGAGTATGATATCTTAGAAACATGGCATGGCGAAATATATATTACGATGGAAGGCAGCAGCTAATTCATTTGTGGACATGGGATGAATTAGGTAATAGAATTAAAATTGAGACTAGTTATGAACCGTATCTTTATGTTGAGTCTTCTCAAAGTACAGATGCGGTATCTATTTTTAATACTGCTTTAAAAAAACTTACATTCAAGAATCAGTTTGAGAGAAACAAATACGTAAATGAAACTCCTATTAAGAGATTGTTTCATAATATTGGATGCGAGCAAGAGTTTTTATTGAGCACGTATAAGGATGAAATTGATAAACCAGAATTTGGTCAAAATCCTCTTAAGATTTATTTCTTTGATATCGAAACCTATTCTACAGGTTCATTTCCTGTTCCTGAAAAGGCAGCAGATCCCATTAATCTAATAACAATTTACAATTCTCTAGACAAAACATTCTATACTTGGGGAACAAAGAAATATAATCCAATAGATACGAATGTAAAATACTTTTATTGTGCTAGCGAATCACAATTGATTCAAAAATTTCTTTCTTTTTGGGAAAAGGAACCACCAGATATGTTGGTAGGTTGGAATTCTAGCGGATTCGACATTCCATATATCATGAGACGTTTTAGCGATGTTGTAGGGGACGAGGAAGCGGCTAAAATGTCTCCGGTAAATCAAATTTATTATAGGGAAAATGTGGGAATTGATAAATTCGGAAAACAAATCAATCGTTGGTATATACGAGGATTGAGTTGTATCGATTATATGGAAGCATATAAGACGTTTTCTAGAAATGATAGAGAATCCTATTCACTTGGTTATATTGGACAATATGAACTAGGAGAAACAAAAGTTAATATTGGAGCAACCAATCTATCTACATTATCTGATACCGATTGGGACAAATTCGTAGATTATAATATTCAAGACGTAAGACTTCTTGTGAAATTAGATGAGAAATTAAAATATTTGAACCTTATTAGAAATGTTTCTTATAAGGGATTTATCCAATTTGAGCAGTCGATGGGGAAAGTGTCTCTTATTACAGGTGCAATAGCTAATCAGGCGGCTAAGGATAACCTGATCATACCAACATTTAAGAATGAAAATATAATTTCAGACTATGTTGGTGGTTATGTGCATGATCCGGAAAGGGGATTGAGTAAAGCTGTGGTTAGTTATGATGCAAACAGTCTATATCCAAATACGATTGTATCTTTAAATGTCTCACCGGAAACTAAAATTGGAAGAATCACAAATGTAGAAAATAATAACTATACTTTAAAACTTTCAAATGGAAAAAGTTTTATTCTAGAGGAAGAAAAGTTTCAAAAACTTTTAAAACGAGAAGAAATATCTATATCGAAGTATAATGTTCTATATACACAAAAATTTAAAGGAGTTGTTCCAAAATTTATTGATAGATTATATCAAGAACGTGTAAATGCTAAAAATAAAATGATTTCCTTGTCAAAGGAATCTAAAAAAATAAAAGATCCTGCTGAAATATCTAAAATAGAAGAAAAAATCATGGATTTAGATACCATACAAAACGTATATAAATTGATTTTGAACTCTATTTATGGTGTTTTTGGTCAAAAGTATTCTCCGTTGTTTGATATTGATCACGCAGCAAGCATTACCTTAACAGGTCAGGCAGTAGTTAAACAAGCATCGGAAATTATTTATGATTATGTAAAAAGTAAAAATATTGAGTGTGAAAAATCTGCTATTTACAAATACGGAGATACGGATAGTTGTTATTTTTCTATTCAACCTATCTTAGATCATTTTAATGTAGAATTATTAGAGAATAATAAAATCACAGATAAATCATATTCTATTATTAATGAAATTGGGGATTATCTAAATAAGGGAATTATTGAATGGGCTAAATCTGAACTGAAATCAACAGATCCTAGATTTATTTTTAAACAGGAAGCAATCTGTGATGTTGCAGTCTTCATGGAAAAGAAAAGATACATAATGCATGTATTGGAATCGGAGGGCGTCGTTCCTAAAAAACCTTTTAAATATGTTGGAGTAGAAGTTATTCGATCATCCTTTTCAGATGCGACAAAAAACTTGATTAAAAATGTAATCGAATCTGCAATTTTATCACAAGACAAAGAAGCTTCTAATAAAATTTTAAAATCTGCCTATCAACAATTCTGTAATTTTCCAATAACGGATATTGCATTTAGAACCAAAATATCTGATATAGAAAAACAGAAAAGAAAGATAACATCTGATGGAAAAATTGGATTAGGCACACCAATTCATGCAAAAGGTGCCATACATTTTAATAATATGTT